ACGGTCGAGGCTTACGACTCTGCCAAGGTCGAGGCTTACGGCTCTGCCAAGGTCGAGGCTTACGATAACTCATATGTTGAGGATTGCACAGGGAACATAAACACAGTTTCCGATCATGGAATAGTCAAAGACTACCACAATCATAAGATATATATAAAGAAAGGAAAATTCAAGATTATCGAGATCGAATAAATTCCTTGCTTATCGATGGAGCTCATGAGAGACATCTACATCAAAGACCCCGACGGCGAACCTGAGTACGACGGGGAGGAGGAAACAGAATCCGAGGACGATCGGTATCAACGAGATTGGGAAACCAGCACTTTATATTGGTAAAGAAAATCATTCAAAATAAATAATCATGGAATCAAGCAGTTACGAGGTACTTCCAGTAGAAAGCCATGAAGTACAAATTTTACAGGTAGATGCGGTTGAGAGAGCAAACGTGGACTCACAAGTTGCGACCGCGAAAAGATATCCTAGGGATATCAGAAGGAGTATTGATAATTCCGTGGTAATGGCCACGATGAATCAAGACACGGCAAGGTCATGCAGTTATGCCTTGCCAAGAGGAGGGAAACCTATTACTGGGCCATCCGTACACCTCGCCAAGATAATCGTATCCAATTGGGGTAATATCAGGACTGAGGCCAAGGTTATCCAGATAACGGACAAGCAGATCATCAGCAGGGGTACATGCTGGGATCTGGAGACAAACGTAGCGTCCGCGTTCGAGGTTCGCAGGAGCATAGTGGATAGCAAGGGGAAACGTTACTCAGACGACATGATTACCGTAACGGGAAACGCCGCCAACTCCATAGCTTATCGCAATTCCGTATTCGCCGTTATCCCCAAGGCCATAGTGGACAGGGTCTATCAAGCCGCCCAAAAATTCATCACGGGGGATCTATCCGACGCTGACAAGATATTAAAAACGAGAACTAATATCATCAACAAGTTCAAGAACGAATACGCCATAACGGAAGAGGAGGTCATTAAGCTATGCGGCAAACAGACCAGCAATCAGATAGGCCCCGACGAGATCGCCATGCTGATCGGGATCATACAAGCGTTAAAGGACGGGGATACCACGGTAAACGATCTAATCCTTCCAATTCGTGAGACAAAGAAAGATGTCGATCAAAAAAAGGAGGCGATGAGACAGTCTAAGGGCAAAAACAAAGAGGACATGCCATGAACAAGTACTCATCCTATACCAACGCCGAGCTGGAGGAGCATTTATCAAACTACCTTATCGACTCTTGGAGTTACAGCAAAGTAGCCTCTTTCTCCCGGAACGAGAAGGAGTTCGAGAAACGGGAGATTTACCGGGAAAGATCCAGATCATCCTCCAGCACGGTAGCGGGTAACGCCTATCATTCGGCCTTGGAGTATTTCTTCATGGAGCTACAGCGCAAGGGGCAGATAATACCGATCACGGAAATGGAGAGGGTAGCGTTCTCATACATAGAGGAGGTACACCCGAATGATTGGAAGATACAGAAAACGACACCTACCGTAGAGGAATGCAAGATCGAGGCCACCAAGAACGCCACGAGGCTTATCAATAACTTCTACGGGGAGAAGGATATCTATCTTTCCGGTATCAAGGAGATAATCGCCGTGGAATCAAGGTGCGAGGAATGGGTAACGATAAACGGGGTGGACATCCCCCTGCCCTGCCACGCTAGGCTAGACTTGGCGATAAGGACGGAAAGCGGTCGTACGGTCATCATAGACCATAAGTCAAGGGCCAAGTTCACCGATGACGAGGAGCTAACGTTTACCTGCGGGAAACAGGCAATGACCTACGTCAAGTGCTATGAGTCCCGCTTCGGGGAGAATGTTGACGAGGTATGGTTCGTGGAGAACAAGATCTCGAAAAACAAGGACGGCTCCTCCCAGTTGAAGAAATTCGTGATCAATCTCGATAACGACACGAGGAAGCTTTACGAGGCCATATTGTACGAGCCGCTAAAAAGGATGATAGAGGCCGTGTCCGATCCGGATTACGTGTACATGATCAACGATAGCGACAACTTCGTGGACAGGGCCGAGCTTTATAATTTCTGGGCCAAGACGCTGATAGCGGAGGTCGATGATTTCAACGTGCCCGAGTCAAAGAAGGAATTGATATCGAAGAGACAGAAAAAAATACGGGACGCTTCCCTTGGATCGGTAAACCCCAAGGTAATATCCGAGTTCAAGAGGAACGCTTCCTCATTCATTCAATACGATTTATCCAATAGTAATATGACAAACAGCGAGAAAATAGAACATATCCTACGGACATTCGGGGTGATCGTGAACGTAGCCAAGGAGATTAACGGGTACTCGTCAGACACGTATCTGCTAGAGGTATCCGCTGGGACAAAGATCACGACAGTGATGAAATACAAGCTAGACATAGCGAACGCGCTGGACGTGCCATCCATAAGGATGGGTAACGAGCTTATGGTGTATGAGGGAAAATCCTACCTCTCCATAGAATCACCGAAGAAAAGAACCAAGTCCTTGTACTGGGACAAGAAGTATATCGACGGCATGAGGATTCCCATAGGAACGGATAACTTCGGAAGGCTCGTGGTGTGGGATCTCGATAACAACTCCACGCCTCACGCCTTGATTTGCGGAGCTACCGGTAGCGGTAAATCCGTGTGTATCATATCCACGATAGAATACGCCCGCTTAGCCGGTATCCGGGACATCGTAATTTTCGATCCGAAATACGAGTTCTGTAATTATTCCTCCGAGAAATACATAAAGGTCTATAATGATATAGAAGAAATAGAGGCCAAGATGAAAGAGCTCGTACAGGATATGCAGGAAAGGGCTAAATCGAGGGCATCATGGAAAACGCTGGTGGTGTTCGATGAGTTCGCCGACGCGGTAGCGTCCTCCCGATCGGGAACGGAACTTGACATAAAGGAAATGGTCGAGGTTGGCCAGCGAAAGAACGCCTTCGGGTTCCTCGAGCCTAAAATGGAACTACGCACGGTCGGTCGTGAAAAGTCATTGGAGGAGAATCTGAAGATGTTGCTACAAAAGGGACGATCGCTTGGGTTCCGGATCATGGCGGCTACGCAAAGAGCGTCGGTTAACGTGATCACGGGAGACGCTAAGGTGAATTTCCCCGTACAGATTTGCTTCCGTGTACCCAAGGAGATTGATTCCAAGGTTGTCCTTGACGAGCCGGGAGCCGAGACGTTAGGCGGCATGGGGGACGGACTAATGAAATCTCCCGAGTATCTAGGTATCGTGAGGTTCCAAGGTTTTTATAAAAAATAACGGCCATGGTTAAAAGGTACCAGCTATCCGAGTCTTTCATTAAAACACTGTCCCGCCATCTATCGGTTATCCTAGAACACGTGGATTCCAAGGGAAGACCAAGGATAGCCGATACCGTAAGATTGGCCAAAAAGGATCTAAAGAAACTCGAGAAAATAATCCAAGATGAAAGAACTGATATTATGCCTCAATGAGGCTTGCTCTAAAAAGCATTGCCTCTGTCATCAACGGCAAAAGCATTGGACAGCCCCGTCTAAAAAAGATGGGGAAACTGTGAGGCCGGAATCGGCCTTACTTGACGGGAATACTCCTTGCAAAGGATATATCCCACAATATGACAGAAAAAAGTATAACATTAATTATTAAAGTATATGGAAAAATTCATCGCTCAAAACGAGCCTTTATCAAACAGGCCGCAAGTCCTAGAGGACTCATGCGACGCCGTCGAGGAGATCTGGTACAATCATCCTTTTACCGAGGACGAGTTGAATGAGATCAAGACCAAGCTAGCGGACACGTCAATTGATATAGCCGAATTGGAACAGGAGAAAGCGGACTGGATGGAGTCGTACAAATCACGGCTAAAACCGCTTAATACGGCCAAAGCAAAATATCTTGACCAGATCAAGCGTAAATCCGAGGATATCAAGGACAAGTGCTATAAGTTCCTTGATCACGAGAACAAGGAAGCCAATTATTATAATGGTGCCGGCGAACTTGTCTATTTCCGGAGGATGCAACCCCAAGAAATGCAGAAATCAATTTTTAATATTAATCGTAAAACAGGAACAGAATCATGAGTGAGAACAAATTAAATGTGGTTGTACCGAAAGATTATAGTGGTGCACCAATCGAAGTAGTATTGAGAGAAGGAAAAGCACCCGTAGCGCTCGACCCGAAAGAACCAACTCCCGTTGGTATTGAAGGAACGATTGACAGCCCTTTGCGTTGGCTCGAAAAACGAGTGGGGCTTATCGATCAAAAGCGGGCAAATATAACGGTAAACCGTGATGATATGGAAATATCTTTAGTGGACAAAGAGACTGATTACTATAGAAACCGTATTACTGGAGTATTACAGCCGTCCAAAGAAATGGTTGAGTTTGGTATCAATGCGGAAAAGAAGTGGGAACCTATCAAGTTATCCAAGTTCTTCAAGATGCATCGTGCCTTCTTCAAGGACAAATCAGAAAACATGACGCTGGTATCTGCCTTGAAAAACTTCAAGGCAAAGGTAAACCAAGACATAGAGCGAAGCAAGGAAGAGAATGGCAGCAGAACCGATAACTATTCGCAGGTGGTTGATTCCAATCTCCCGGGGTCGTTCAAGTTGAACATCCCACTTTTCAAGGGTTTTGCGTGTGAGGAAATCGAGGTTGAGATTTACGCTGATGTGGACGGAAGAGACGTTTCGCTATCCCTTGTGTCAGCTGGGGCAAATGAAGCCATTGAGGAATACAAGAATAAAGTGATTGACGAGCAACTGGATGCCATCAGAAAGATCGCTCCAGATATCGTAATAATAGAGATATAATAACGCAAGTTTCGTGTTTTTCATGGTATTAGATTTGGGTTAGAATGATTATCCCCGCCGTCCGTGAGGATATGCGGGGATTTCGGGCGGTAAGTATTCCGGGATGAAACGTTACGGAGTGCGCATGACGTAAAGAGGCCGGTTCGATCCCGGCACCGTCCACGAATAACAAACATATAATTATGGAAACAATACAGAATTTAGATCACTTGACAATGGCCATATACCTTATCACCGCAATACTAGGACTGATCGCATTGATATTGGCCGTATTCTTACTAATAAACGATAAAGAAAGGAGGAATTCGTGGGAAAGAAAAAACATGATTTAGTGATAGCCGTTGACCCGGACATAGATAAATCCGGTATATGCGTACTGTCTCCTTCAACGAGACAGCTAATTCTAAAGAGCCTCCCCTTCCCTGTGTTGGTCGATTTCATAAAGGAGGCAAGAGAGAGATACAAGGGGGTAGACATAGTGGTCATTGTCGAGGCCGGATGGCTTAACGAAAAAAGCAACTACCATAAGGCTAGGGGTAAATCCGGCGAGAGGATAGCCAAGTATGTAGGTCGTAACCAGCAAACCGGGATATTGCTTCTCCAGATGTGCGAGCACATAGGGATTCCCTGCGAGGAGGTAAAGCCTTTGACCAAGCATTGGAAAGGGGACGAGGGCAAGATAACCCATGAGGAACTCTCCTACATAGTCGGTCCCTTGCCTAAGAGAACGAACCAAGACCAACGTGACGCTACGATTCTGGCTTGGTGGTACGCCGATCTACCAATAAAAATAAAGACTTGGTGATATGGCGAAGAAGAAAGACGAGCAAGAAAAGGTGAAATGTGGCGATTGCGCCAACGGACATCCTCACAAGGGGCTATGCGTTTGGTGCATCATACATGATGCAGGACGGGTAGCTAACTCCACGAGATTTTGTAACACTTTTAAAAAGAGAAGATAATATGGAACAAGAGAAATTTGATTTATGGTGCGTGGTCGAGTTATTCGGCCATTCAAGGATAGCGGGAAGATGTACGGAACAGAACGTGGCCGGTACCAATATGCTTCGGGTAGACGTTCCAGATACAAGTAACCAGCCCGGTTTCACCCGCTTTCTCTCATCGGGGGCCATATACGCTATAAATCCTGTCTCCGAGGAAGTAGCAAGGCAAATGGCGGAGAACCTGCAAATACAACCTGTAAACATATGGGATGTAAACCACCTTGTAGACCAGAAACTAAAGTCCTTGCAGAGCGGAGAGTCTCCGGATTTTGATTTTTAATATATGGATAAGGGTTTCATTATGCTCTCTCGTAAGTTTTTTTCTAATGAAATGTGGGAAGCAGCCCGGACATTCTCGGAGTGCGAAGCGTGGCTTGATCTAATACAATCGGCACGATTTGAGGCAACCGACACGATTGAATGTATCGGAGGTAGAGAAATAACATATGGGAGAGGACAATATCCGGCTTCAAACCGTTTCCTCGCTGGTAAATGGAAATGGGGAGAACAAAAAGTCAAGACATTTCTTGCCAAGTTAAAACGGAAAGGAATGATAACTACGGATAAAAGCCAAGGGATGAATGTCATAACTCTTGTTAAATACAACGAATACAATGGTAATATCCCAACAAGCAACCCACAAAGCAACCCAGTAAACAACCTTTCAATAAACGACTTAGAGAGTTTGATAACTCAATTGATATCCCATAGAACAACCCAGTGCCAACCCAGCGATAACCCAAATAATAATAAAGATAATACTTTAAGAGAGAGTCTTAATACGCGTGAGACGCTTTTCGAGAATTTCAAGAATGAGTTATTGGGGGACGAGGAATGGCGCAGATACGCTTGCCAGATATCGGGATTGAGCGTCGCTTTCAATGACCTCATTCCCGGCGAGCTGGATAACTTCCTAGCTTGGATGGTATCCACCGGGGAAGGCGATACGCTAAAAACGATAGATGACGTGAAGAGACGATTCACCTATTGGTGGCAGGGAACAGGACTAAGGGCTTATAATCAAAGAAATGGAGGAACAAGAAAAGAAACTTTCGGAGGCTATACAAGCCATGCGGAGGCCTACGGAAAAAGAGAGGCTCCAGCAAAAACAGGTGTTCAACCTAGTGAAGAAGCACGCAAGGACTATACAGAACGTTTCTAGGTACGATCTCTCGGACAATACGGAGTACATCAGCCACGCCCGGATGATAAAGGCGCTCGGTTGTAATTACCTAGGGATCGAGAGGCGGCAATTCGAGACAGACAGGGGGAATGACAAGGTTTTGAGATTCCTGTTGTATTATTTCAACGATTGCCCGTTGGCCGAGTCCGTATTCCCGGAGGAGAACTATAAGCTGCACAAGAACCTCCTTATCGTGGGAGATCCGGGAACGGGCAAAACGCTCATGATGCAGATATTCGCCGATTACCTGAAATTGACGGATAACCCCAAACGCTTCGTGAACCTATCCGTGACCCAGATGATGAACTATTACAAGATCCATGGTCACATAGACAGGTTCACGTACAACGAGGAGGCAGGGAAAGGGAGCATGGAAGGGAACCCGTTCGATATCTGCCTTAACGATATCGGTCTTGAGACGGAGAACCAGAAAAGCTACGGCACCAGCCTTGACAGCGTAATAGACGAGTTCCTATACGCGAGGTACGAGATATACCAGTCC